TCTATAAGAATATCATCTAATATACTTTTACCCATTTTTATCTTCTTTCTTCCAGTCGTTCCAATTTGAACAAGGTTCATCAAACGGACATTTTTTACAATAAGATATCAGCCCTCTTTTAGGTACTAAAACCTCGGTGTTTAACATTTTGTTGCACCAGTAATCATAATACTGGAGATCTTCATTTCTTATTTGGAATTCATTAAAACCTATATTCTGACTCAATGGATCTATGAAACCAAATTTAGTATTTGCCATTCTTTCTGGGTGCCTATTGTGGTAAGCCTTATACAAGGTACAAAAATCTGTTCGATACAAATCTCTATTGCTAAACTTATACCCAAATATAATTTTGGTTACAAAATATTGTTTCTTATAAAAGAATATAATATCAAAAGTATCCTGTAGATTAAGATTACCTATCGGCATGTTGTACTCTTCGCTTATGGCCACAGGTATATATGGAGATTCCGAATAGGTTTCGTGGAATCCCAGTAGGATGCCAGCTGCTTTAGAGGTCAAGCTGGCGGTGTTCCCGTATGCGGTCTCGTGTTGTTCTGTCACGATATCGTATGAGTTAGTATTCTTAGGAAACCAAATCTTTTCCCATCTATTTAATAGAGATGAATAAGATGGAATTATCCCACCTTGTTTTTTGAAAAAGAAAAAATACATTATACTCTTAATAGTTGATTCAAACTTTTCGGTATGTATGTCTCTTGCATATATCTTTTCTGGCAACTTTTGCTGATGCCTATAATCAAATAGGCGTTCACATAGTTGAAAATCTTTTAAAGATTGTACTGATACAGGTTCCATTAATGAAAATCCTTTCCACTTAATAAGTCATCTAATAAAGATGATGAAGACGTATACGAGCTATCGGTAACTGGATCATAATCTTCGTAGGTTTTCTTGTAGTCAACATACTTGACTAAGGGCGGATCATACAAAAATGCTGAACCAGTAATTCTATTCTTGGGAATCTGAAGCTGCATTATATTTTCATCTTCAGTTTCATCGTTTGTTGCTAATCTTTTTTCTGTAATAAAAATTGTTACTGCACACTTTTGCTGAATAGCTAAGGAGCCACCAGTGTCAGACTGTTGGACTACCTCACGCTTTTCCTTCATTCTGTTTGAATTTTCCTGTGCTGTAATTATTAAAGCGCAATTCATATCTCTTGCAAGCTTTTCTAAACGCACCATCATTTCTTCAAACTCACCCCAACGTGGCTTGCCCTTACCCCCACCCTTAGTGAACATAGACTGGATTGTATCTATTATAACTATGTCTGGCATGTTGATGTTCTGCCCAATTATATCTCTTAACCAAAATTCTAGGTCTTCAAAGTACGGAGTATCCGGGTCATGTCTAACCATAAGACGGTCACCCCACTTAGCCAGTCGGGCCTTAAAGGTATTCAGGTGTTTATTCTTTTCTTCTTCTGACCACTTTGATGACTCTAGGTAAACATTCTTTTCTATTATCTGTGTCATTAAGATTCTCTCCCAGTGACCAGTAGCTTCTTCAAAGTTTACATATAAAACTCTATAACCGTTATCTAACCAATTGTTTGCTAGGCACTTGACGAACGTGCTCTTGCCCTTGCCTGATGCGGCGATGACTGCGTGTACAGCCCCCCTAAAGAAGCCGCCCTCGTCCGTGTACCCCATGGCCCTATTAAGTGCCTTAAATTGAGTAGGTAAGAAGTTCGGTATATCTAATAGCGAATCTACTCTGCTAGCTATTTCGTCAGCAGTTGTTATTTTATCTAGTGGATTATATCTTATTTGATTTTCTAATTCTCTTATTTCAGAAGTAAGAGTTTGGATTCTAGATATATCATCTTCAGTCTTTTGTCCTTTTTGAGATATTATAGATTGAAGTTCTTGTAAATAGTTAATCTGTTTTCTTTTATTAGCTTTATACTTTACTAATTCAGAAACAGATTCTTGCGTTGACAGTTCGGCAGACATTAATAAATCAACCATGACGCCGACCCCAGCGTTACCACCAAGAGCTTCGTGTATATCCGTTTCTGTTTGTAGCCAAGACTTAAAAGCTATTGGGTCAACAATATCAAGTTGTGTAGCATTCTCAAAAGCTAGAAGAGCCTTATAGAATTCATTTATTCCTTTTTCCCCATGTATGGAACCAACAATTTCTTCTGGAAGATTTTCCTTGAAGTAATTAATCGCTCCATTTTTTCTAAGTGAGAGAGCAAAGATCTGGTACTCTAGTGGAATGTTATCCTCTACCTTTTCATTTGCTTGTGTCATTGTTTCTTTTTCTCTTTTATAGATCGGTAAATTTTTTTCTTGTACTCTGAATTTTTCTTCTTAATACTTCTGTAAGCTTCGGAGGACGTCGTAGTATTTTTCTTCTTCTCTTTGGGCTTATAAGGGTTTGATCTAATCGCTTCGAGCAATCTGTCGAACACTGATTGTTCCGTTAAGCTATCATTATAGCGGAAGACAATCAATGCCACACCATTATCTATGCACCATTGTTCTTTTTTTTCGTCTCTCTTAATAGCTTCTTCAAAATCATATTTAGATTCAAAAAATCTACTGGTGTAATAATAGTGCTGTCTTCCATGAAATTCTGCAGCTATCTCATACTTAGGGCAGTAAACATCTAGCTTTAATTTATCGCCTATATGATATTCGTTTATAATTTTTTCTCCTGGAAGGAGCTTTTGCAGTGCTGACGTTAAAGCTGTCTGACCTCTAGACATTTTTTTTCTACTGTCTTTTAACCACGTTAACCCAATAGAGTTAATCTTCTTATTTACCTGTGGTATAGTCCAGCCTAATTCTTTTGCTATTTCAGAAATAGATAAAGAAGTTTCCAATAATAGATCTTTTAGAAAATCAATATCGTCTTGGTCTTTGTCTACTTTTTTACCATGCATTTCACTCAGCCGTGTTATATGTTTTTGAATAACTAATAGTTTTACCCAAATCTATAATCGACATGTTTAGCTTGTTCCAAATTGAATTTGATAAAGCTAATCCCAAAGAAGAGCAATCTAAAATACAATAATCTATCTTACCTTCTAAGGCAGCAATTTTCTCGAAGGTATCTTCTAGTCTAGAAAAATAATTGTTGAAAGGAACACTAATTACATTTGTTTTAAATCCCATAAATTTATATATAGTTTTTTTATCATGAAAAGAAACTACTGCCGTATTAGTATTCTTAATATAAAAGTTAAAAATTGAATTATATACTTCTCTATTATTTTCGTAGTAGTACTCAAACAGATTAGGGCTATAGAACTTGCCATCATCAACCAGGCCAATGCCAGAATGCTTTGAAGCAACCACTTCTTCGACAAGTGATTCAGGTATGCTCTTTATAATTCTACTGTCGGACAAATTAATCGATCTAATAATTTCTTTATTAAAACGAGAAGGTGTACCATCCGCATTTTTCTTGCTTAAAGAAACTATTGAAGACTTTGCTATATTTAAGAAAGCAAACTTTTCCTTTGAGTTCATCAGCTTAGTTAATTCTATTGAAGCTTGTATTTGATTTTTCATTTGTACTCCTTAAATTCCAAAGTTCCCCCAGTTAATTAAAACTGGGTTTGGATCTACGATTGAATTGATATGATTTAACGCGTGGAATTCTCCACCATCTATAGTTGAATATCTCTCATACTTTGATTGCTTGTCTTCATCTTTTATGTATCCAAGATGTTGCATGATCAAATTTGAATTAACAAAATAATTTCTTTGGTTTATTAAATCTAAAACATACGTTGGTTCAGATCCACAAGCTAGTGCTCTATCTCTAAACATAGCACCAGACATAAATCTAAATATTCTACTGCTGTTATTTGGTGCCCAAAGTTTGTCCACTCTATACTGAGTATCATTCCACATGTGGTAGAACCTAACATTAACAACATCTTTTTCTGATGAATTTAATATCTGTCTAATATCGGTTTTTGTTATATCGGAAGAGTCATAAAGCATTTCATCGCAGTCTATGGCGATGATCCAGTCGCCTTCTGTGGCATGATTCTCAAGATTCAACCAAGCGTATCTGCGTAGTCTTCCTTCATGCGTGGTGAACATTGGCTTAGGCGTCTTGTAAACATTGGCGTACTTAGACGCTATTTCTGCGGTGTTATCATCAGAGCAATCGTCTGTAAAAACAATTTCATCTACTTGGCTTTTTAATCTTTCCAACACCTCTGGAAGATATTTGTTGGCTTCATTTCGGCCTACCATTTGGGCTATTACTTTTGGTTGTGACATTTTTACTCACTTGTATAAGAAGAAGAACAACGGCAGGGAGGGCCTGCCGTTGTTCAAATGGATAAAACTATTTATTAACTCTCTAGTTGTTCGCGAGCTTTTACTGCTGTAATTCTTTCAACATCAACATCTTTGAAAAGAAGTTCTCCAGATACCCCAGATACTGTTCTGCGATTACCACTAGCAATCTTCTCTGCTTCTGTCATATTTGAAGCTTTGACAATCGATGTAGTTGTAACTGTAAAATACTTGAATTTATTTTCAGCCATTGTATTCCTTTTTTTAGTGGCACTTTGCCAATTTATGTAACACACTTATTATATCATGTGCGATATGCTAGATCAAACCTAGTAAAGTTTATCTTTTTGAAGGATAAGTTTTAGCTATATATTCAATAGCCTCTTCTAAAGAAGAAGTTATTTTTGTTGACAAGAAATTAAGATAGACTCTTGACTGATATGAATCGTCTGCGAATACAACTACTGGTTGGTTGTTAAAATGAGCCCAGGTTATTTCAAAATCTGTACCGATATAAGCTCTACCCGGTATCGTATACTCTACTAAAAGTATGTCACAATTTTTTTGTAAAAATATATTCTTATCTACTATCTCTTTTGGTTCACAATCGGTTTCTTCCAAAGCGTAATCCATTGGATTGACAGCTTCAAAACCCCTATCGGCTAATAGTTTTACGGCTTTATTTCTCCAACCGTGTGCGAATATGCCAACTTCTTCTATTGCTCCAGATAAAAAAACTTTAGTTTGCATTGATTATTTCCTTAGATGGCCAATAATATTCTAGATTTATATCTTCATCAAAATATTGAGAATAGTATGCGTAGTCTTTGCGCAGTAGATTTGATCTATGCGACCTATGAAATTGATCTAAGCCAAACCATGGTGGCATAACCACTTCAATTGGATCAAACTCTTCAAAAAGCATTGTATTTTTATAACCTCTATCTATCCATTCTTGGATAGTATAATTCTGGTAAAGCTGTAAAGCGGACTCGTACCCAGCCCACATTAGTGTGACCGGATGATTACGCCAACCTTTTGCAGGGGTCCTATCAAGAAGGATGTTCAAAACTTGGAAAGTTTCTACTCGTTGCTTCCCAAGTCTACGGTAATCTAATACCCGAACTGATTCCTTAAGATCTGAATATGGTAAAAATGTTTGCATTACGCTTTCTTAAATTCCTCAAAAGTTTTGTCACCTACACCAAAGTATTCTCTAGCTAGTCCAGCCTTAACAATTTCCGTATTAAGGCATTCGCCAGCTTCGTTCCATACTCTAGCTAAAATTCTGCCATACTTTTCATTCTTGTCTAAAATAGTTTCAATCTTTACTTTATTATTAGCTTTCTTGATCCATTGATCAGTAAACTCTTTTGCAGCAAGACCCATCTTCTTTTCTTCCAAGTTTGTGGTGCGGCTCTCTGGTGTATTAACACCGTATAATCTTACGCTCTTTGGCCCAATGTGGACTTCAAAGCCAAGATCTATCTTAATCTTGAATGTATCTCCGTCAACTATCTTAACTACTTCTGCATTATACAAATAAACATTAAACTTATCTGACATTTTAATCTCTTTCTATTCCTATGAAATCGCATGCATTGCGAAATATTTTTTGACTTACTGTGAACTGTGCATCGGCGTGGCTATAACCTTCGCCCGGTTTGGGGGAAGAGGCATGCCAGCTGTGACCAATCGACACACTACCATCATACACCACATTGTACCCAAGATGACGAGCGAAATATGAACACCAAGTTTCCTCATAATAGTGTGGAGTTGGCAAGAAAGCTCCTTCTGCGTTTGGATACATTTGTTTATACTTTTCATCGTTGGTCATTGCGTTCCACACCTCTCTTCTTATAAAATAAGCTGAACCAGAAACCGTAACACAATTAACTCTATCTTTAAAGAGTAAATCTTCAGGATCTTTTTCTCTCCACCCACGATGTTTTGGCGCTGTGTTGGTTCCGACTATGCCAGCATGTGTTATGAGCCCATTCTCGTCTCTTTGTTTTGGGCCCAGAATATGTATCTCTGGATTATCGTCGAATATCTTTTGTACTTTGATAAGGTCACTGGTTGTCATCCAAACGTCGGCATTGAGTAGGCAAATGATGTCAGAAAAAGAATGCTTTGCCATCATATTACATGCAGCGGAGTACCCTATGTTTTCATTTTTCCAAGCTCTAGCAACGTAGTACTTGTTCACATTAGCCTCTAGCCATTCCCAGCTATCATCGGCTGAGCCATTATCGCATATGTTTAAGTACCAAGCCTGATCGGTTCCAGCAACATCGCTATGGAGTGTGTCAAGAAATCTTTGGAGCATCGGTCTAGTGTTATAATTGACAACGCATAAGTCTATCATTTTCAAAATCTTTCTATACTGGATTCTTGTATAACCATCGCAAAGGCATCTTCTGCGTTTATTCCGTGATCCATGAACTCACACATGCTTTGCATTTTTCTATTCACGTCTTCTTCTAAAAAGAATTCTTTTAACCTATTTTTATATTGATCAAGGGAAGTTTTATTTTGGATCTGCTTTATACTTTGCCTACTGAAAAAACAAGATGCGGCGGCGACAGTCAATAAACCCAATATGAATGGCTTCATATTACCATTCGTCTTCATCTTTTACATCTCCCGTGTACTTGTTCTCGGCAATTGCTTTAGTGGCTTCTTCGCTAATCTTTAAAATCTCTAAACGTTCTTTATCGTCTTTGATAGTTGAAGCTAGGTGTATCAAAGCTGTCGACACCTTGAACATTTCCTCAGCGTCTAGTACCAAGTAAGTTTGTCCAGACAGAAGCTTAATATTAATCTTTTTTTTATCTATTTGTTTCTTAGCCATATTGTTATTTATCTTTTTTTGCTACTCTTTTTAGTTTGTCTGGTTTATCATCTATATCGTAACCGCCTAATTCAGAATGCGAACCAGAGTATTTATATAAACAAATGTTATCTGAATCTGGTTCAAAGGTTACAAAAAATATATTTTTATCTTCTTCAGTTAAGCCTTCTGGCGGCGATGATTCTAAAGCTATCTTAGGGTTAGAGCAACCATAAACTTGACTGTGATTCTTATAAACAACAATATAATTTAATTTAGAAGCTGGCATTACAAACCTAATATAACTATGTAGCCAGCAGCAAATGCTGATATAACTGCTACTACGCTGGAAATAATCTTTACGTTTTTATTTTTTGATACTTGATTTAGCATCTGCATACCTATGCTCCAGTTAATCAGTGCAGAAAAAATAATACAAAAAAACAAATTTTTAAACATTTCTAATATCTACCAATCCACCAATGCTAATAGGAAATTCGGGCTGTATCAATGATAGCACAGCTCTAGCGTAATCTCTAATCTCTACTTGCGAACCTTCATCTAATCTTTGATTTAAAAACAATGCAATAGACTGTAAGCTGCAGGTCCACCTATATACAACGTACATCCCATAGGCCGGCAAAAACAATCTAGCTTGCTCTGCGGCGACACCATTGTCCATTGCCATTGTGTACAGAGCCTCACCCTGCTCTATGTATCTAATTAGCTCCGCGGTCAACACAGAGCCAATCCAAGGACCTATGGGGCCACCTGAGCCCTGCTTCTTGTTATCTGGCGCTAAACGCCACTCATCTACAGCTGGCACATAAAACTCTGGTTCAATTGTTATGTATCTTCTAGAAGACTCATTCCAAGAATCCATTGTATGGTCAGACCCGACAACATATTTCCAGTGTTGGCGGGCCACCATCAAAGGTGCCTTGAATTCAAATGTAGCAAAAGCATGCCTAAAAGGAGACATGTGATTTTCTCTAATTAAAAAATCTATAAGATGGACATCTTTTTGATCCAGCTCTAAAGATTCTTTAGCAAAAGATGCACGAGCTGCGTTAACAACAGATAGATCACTACCCATTGTGTCAACAAGTCTTACGTAACCCTTATCAAGAACTTGAATTGTATTTTTTAAATTCATAGATATATTATATCACCAGATAATTACTTATTGTTATCCTTTATGAATTTAATTTCACATGCGTCTGTAGTGCAGTATCTTTCGCCTATTGCGTCTGCTGCCATTCCTGCATATACACCAGTTAAATCTATTGGGAATAGTTTTAACCCTGCTTCTGCATACTCTTCTTCTGTTATTTGAGTATAAGGCATTTGAGGATAGGTATCATTACCGCTCGGCAAGAATGAAACAGTTTTTAGCTGACCATCATACATGTGAAGAACGGTGCCAACATGCTGTGCTTCTGTGTCCTTATCAAATGATATAGTCACAGATACAGAGTTGTCTGACCAATATCTCTGTGCAGTTGCCGCTAACGACATCTTCTCAAAGATCGTAACATCACGCTCTGCTCTTGCAGCTTGTGATTTAATTGGGAAATAAACTACAGAAGTTGTATCCGGAGATTCAGAAGCTGGTTCTACTTTATAATTAGCCATTCTAAACAACGGAAGCATAGGGTCATCATTAGAGAACCTAATAGTTCTATTAAAGTACTTGCCACCTGGAGTCCAGTGAACGCCTGGTGATTCACCAGCAAGAATAGATACGGTTCCAGATGGTTTGATTGTCGTCATCTTAATTGATTCACGAATTCCAAGCCATTCAGAATAAACATTGTCATAACGCTGAATTGTCTTGTAACCTTGGTCCATCCATTCGCGCAATGCAGGAACTCCAACACGGTCAGCAAAGTTTGCTACACCTGACATAGAAGCCCCGATGCGACGATTGCGTTGCATGATAGCATTAGTTTCTTCCCAGTGTGTCGGCAGCAGGGTTACTGTCTTTGCATAAAGATACGCAAACTTTAATGTGCGTTTGTAATCCTCTAGGCTATCGTGCCTATTAAGATAGGTCTCTACAAGAGTACAACACTCATAGGACTCTAGGGATTGCTCTGCGCACGGGTTGTACCCTGCCACTCTGTGATCCTTGTTATTTGGTGGATCAGCTAATCTTCCATACTTGCGTGACATATCCATCCATAAAACACCTGGCTCACCATTGAGTGAAATGCCCTCAACGATGCTAGAAAGATCCACGCCAACAGATGTTTCTATTGAGTTGTTAGACATCCAAGCCCAACCTGGATTGTTTCTATCGTAAGAGTTTCTTTCGGGGAACACTGCGGCATTCTTAAGATTGAGGAAGTTGTCATCTTCTAAGCGGCCGATAAGTAACTCGGCTGATCTACGGACGTTGCCAGAAACCACACAGACGCCTATGACGTTGCCTATGTCTGCAATATCAACACGGGTAAGCTTCTCTCCCTTACGGCCACTAAACATCTTTACAATGTGCTTGTGGAGCTTCTCTAGTGGCTCATGGCCTGCAGCTACACCACCAAATGTTTTAATCGGTGTGCCAAGTGGTCTTATCAAAGAGTAATCAAATTGAATTAATTCTTGATCTGGCTTTAGATATGAGTTCAGCAGCAGTGCCATCGAATCAACCCAGCCCTCTCTAGTATCCGCAATCACCAAAGGAGTACTGCCGTCAACAGTTTTTGGTTCATAGATTGTAAAATCTTTATCTGCTCCCTTATCATCAAATCCTACCCCAACTCCAAGCATTGATGCTTCCATCAAGAACGCAAATGGTTTTGCTGGATTAAACTTATTCATTTCTCCAGTAGAAACAAATGCACAGTTCTGTAGTGCTGCGGAATTCTTTTGAACGTTAACAATGTTTGTGCCCATTGCCCATAAGCCTCGTCCAGGAGGTGTCCACTTAAGATTAAACAGTCTGTCAAAAGCTTCTTTAGCCGAAGCTTGTGCCTTGGCATCGTTCCAAGGTAAACGGTTCTTCTTGCAGTGATCTTTCTGAAGAGAATACATTCCATTTATTACGCGCTCGCAAACATCGGACCAAGATTCTTTTGTGCCATCTTCTTTTAGTCTAGAGTATGTACGTAAAAATGTTATTTCCCCAACTGAGTTACCGCCAGCATCCCTATACCCAAATGGGGCAACAGCATTTTTGTAACCTGATACAAAATCATCTGTTAACTTAAAAGAAAACATTGATGGTATTCTGTTTGGGATTGGGGTTAAGTCTGGGTTACCGTTTTCAATTTCTTCTGGCATCTTTGCTCCTAATTGCTAATTTTTTTTATATATTTAGAATTTGTTTTTTCAATCTCTGTGTTTTTAATTTTTAGAATATCCTGTAAAGAGTATACCTTGTGTATTTCTCTTTCAAAGAAATAACCGCTTCTCCAATTAAAAACATTGTTAACATTTTTCTTATGATTAACAAACATGTTACAGACTACAGCACCGCCATAGGATTTAACGATGTTTGATAACTTAATCTTTAACCCCTCTACGTTCAGAGTGTCTAAGTCTTCATTTTCTCTAGCCTTTTCATAAAGCCAATTAAATGCTTGTCTACCTAAAGGAGATATATCTATTGGATCTATGACTCCTAATAGTATTGCTTTATTTCTATTCTTTGCTATATCAATATCTTCTTTAACAACTTTTTTAAAAATATCAAACCAATCTTTTTCATTAAACTGGACCCAAGCTGTGCACCAAAACAAAAGATTTTCTGGAGGAGATGGGACTTGGCTTTTTTCGGTGTAAGGTAAGAGCACTGCGCAGCTGATGGCTCTCTTCATGAAAGCTTTTCTTGAATCTACATCTTTAGATTTGGAACCTGATATTTCCCAAAGTTTATTTATATTCTTTTTCCAATCTGTTGGGCCTAAAAATATGTTTAGATATCTTTCTGCAACCTCCAGTGGGATGGTGTCTTCCTGAATAACTTTTTCTAGAATATCTAAAGACATTTATAATCCTTTATAAAACTACTAAAACTCATAAAAGAACCGTATAAAAAGATCATCCCGCTCGAAAGAGCGGGATGATCCTTAACGCACTAGTGAGCGTCGGTTTCCGTGATACTGATTATATCACAGTAGCCGTGCGGCTCATGCTATGTTATTCAATTTTATTACAATGCTTTTGCTGATGGAACACCTTTGTATTCTTTTGGATGTGCTCTACCATAAATTGTGGTATCGTTAGCTTGCCCATAATTGGCAGTAAATACTTTTGTGCTAGCAACACCTTGGACATCGAACGGTCTAAACAAACCAAACGATGCTGGCGCACCTTCTGCGTCAGTTCTTGGTGCATGACCGTATGTTGCTGGCATAACATTTGCCGATGTAACACCGTCAAAAATAAAGTTGCTATACGAACCGTAGTACAAGCTTCTCTTAGCGTGACCACCGTCGAGAGCTTTTGCTCCAGCGATGCCCTTGTATTCAAGCGGGCGGTATCTTGCGCCTGCGTATGTTGCTGTACCGTCTGCGAATGTTCCGGCCAAAGGTGTAGTGCCAACATAAAGTGTTGAGCCAGTGAACAATTGCGACAGAAGAACGTTACCAGGACGAGCTCCAGATCCAGGAGTATACGCATTATCTGGTGCGCCTGTAAGTAACTGGCTGGTATTGCGCAGTGGGTAGTACGAGTATGTGCCTTTGCCTTTTGCTTTGCCAGTGAGAGTGTAATATGGGTTCACCATATCATTGGTGTTTTGGCCTCTCAAAACAGGTCTTGGACCAACGTAGAATGTAGCCATTATGTAATCTCCTTATAGAACCTTGATGCCTATATAGTAAAATTGTATATGATTTTTCGAACTTTTATTTCAAAAATAAAAATTAAGCTTGGTCCAAAGTATCATAATCGATAATCAGATCCGACAATACTGGAGCTGTTTTATCCTCAAGCATGTTAAGAGTAATTTCTATCCAGACTTCTGTTGAAGCACCGGGGTTAGATGTGCTGTAAGCGGCGTCTATAAGCTCGTTACCGCCGTCAAAAGGGTAGATGACTCTGTAAGAGAAGGCTTGAGAAACTAGCGACCTAGGGACGTTATATATAACCGGGTCAACGCTATTTATCGAACCTATAAGTTTGCCAACTGGAGCTTTAAAATTAATTATTGTCTTACCAGAAGAAGCGAACTTATCGTACCTTACATCTAGGTCCGACAAACCATATGTATATACATACTTGTCGAGTTCTTTAAAGTAATTTTGTTGACGCAAAACTATTCTTACGGCTGTCATATCTAAGTCTGAAAAATAGAAGCACAGGGGACCAGAATTTCTGATCTCATCCGACCCATCCACTACCCATGCCCCAGGAGGAACATTCCCAATAGCTTCAGTCTCCCCATCATACAGGGAATTGAAGTTAAGTGGGGTCCAACCATCTGCTGAAGATAACGTAGGGTTTGCTTTATTTGTATACTCTATGGAATAAACATTAACAGAATGCATTGGATAAGGGTTTAGTTTTATGCAGTTTGTTTTTAATGATCCAGTAAACTCTGCGGATATTTTGCAGTAGAAGGTTAGCTGAGCTACCCCCAGCCCATTGCTATCAGCCACTATAGTTCTACTCCAAACCTTGGTGGGATCATCTAAGATGGCGTTATAGATCGGAGTTGTATTAACAATAGCTCCAGGTGTATCTACACCGCCTAGATTATTCTCTATATTCGTTTTGAATAGATCTGATATAAGTTGACCAACTGAAGAATTGTAAAATTTTACCTTTGAACTTGAAGCGTTAGGTACTTTGGGTAGCGTAATTACGTTGTAGTGGGGATCAATGGTGAGTAGATCTGTTGGCCCTATGGAGAAATCTGTACCGTTAAACTTACTGTATTCTATTTGATTAAACGAATGTATAGAAGTTTTGCCGCCGCCAGCTTCAAGTGCCGATATTCTATCGCTTAAATCATCCACGGCATTAGCCAACATTGACTGGTCTTTTAGTACTCTCTCGAAAGCTTGTTCTAACCTTGCGTCAATAACGTTTGCTTTATTATAAAGATAGAGAAGGTCTTGATAGTTTTCTTCTATTCTAGAATTATAATCGTTGCTATCTGTTGGACCACCATACTGGATGTTCCTCTTTTTAGTGTTCAATATGTCAGCCATTTTATCTACCGTTCTCTAATCTAATTACTTTTTTTTCGATCCTTGAAAGCACAGCCGATAATCTATTGGCTTTACTCAAAACTAGATTCTTTTCCGAAGCGGTGTTTAAACCGCTCATATCTTTATAGTAAACTTTTATTGGCGTTAAATCATAAGATAAGCCATCATTGGATATGTCAAAGTCTGATAAGTTGTTTAAGTTTCCTATAAAATTACCTTCAATATTATCTATAGTTTCTTCTATATCTGATAATGAATTGTTTATTTTATTGATATCTATTAAAAAGAAATTTAATTCCCTATTTTCTGCGATGCTACTTCTATACCCTCTATATATTTGTCTAAACCTATTAAAGAATGGTTGGAACAATTTGTTTTTAGCGTTGCTTGCGTAGGTCATTGGCATAAGGTCACTCCGGTAATGTCTATAAGTCTTTGTGCTTAAACTTAATTTTTAAAGAATCAACTTTTGGACTAGCAAAAGGGTTTTCAAATCTGGTTAAATCTATTCTGTATCTTATGCTTGAAGGAGCAGTTGCTTTATTCGATAGATAAGAGAATCTAGACAACCCATTTGTAGGTGCAGATGCTAGTATTTCTTTTCTACCAAAAGGATTATCTATAGTAAAATATAAGTTGTCATTCATATTTCTATTTCTAAAATCAAAACTATTTAAATAGAAAAAGTAATCAGTAAATATAGTGCCATAAGTAGACAGGTCCGTTCCATCTGTTAGCGTGAAAGAAACGGCCCCCGTGCCTGGCTTATTGTAAGTTATGACAAGATCATTTATTCCACTTAAAAAATTCCACTCAATAGTTTCATTTAGCTTACCCGATGGTAGATCTGCTATTCTAACTCCGTTTAAATATACAGCTAAATCAAATGTGGTTATAGATTTTTTGATGTTATTGATAACTGTATTTTCTGTTTCGCAAGAAATCTTTGTTTGTATATACCCATAGCTTGGGGAAGTAATGCCAGTTGATATTGTCCCCAGATTTTGCACTAGAACATTGCTTAACAAGTTATTATCTACGTTGTTGATTTCACTAACCCAATAATTAACATCTTTATATACTTGAGACTCACTACCCAGGTAATAATAATGCTTAAATGAATTTAGATTACCTAATAGCATTGGCATTATATGATCTTCGCTCTGGTCCAATGCAGCTACTCTGTAAACTTTTTTGTCTTGATATATTCTAGAGTTAGGGTTCAGGTCATTTATATTTTTAGAGCTTTCATTTATTGGTATCAATTGCAACTGCTCTGAATTCGGAGAAGAAGAAATGTATTTAACATTCTTTAAAGACCCATCAAAATTAACTATGTTTTTAAAACCAATATTTTGTGATCCGGAAGGAGAAATTGGTGTCCAATTAAAGTCATATATCGAAGTTGCATTCGGGTTATCTACTGCAACAAAATAAGATATGGAGCCATCAGTTATATATTGCTCCTGGACATCTAAAGACACTGAGTCTATAACCATTTGGCTGTTTGTGCTGACTGGGAGTGCTATAGGTTTTGAAACTATAGTACCATTCTTAGATCTGGTCACTGAACCTATTATAAGATCCCTTAGCCCTATCCTATAGACGTATGGGGAAGGTGATTCCTTGTCTATATAATCCGGTTCATTTTTAAATAGTGTTATTTCAACAGAAGAATAGTTTTTTGGTTTTATAGAAAAACTAAAAACATCATAATCTAAATTAGAATTTTTGATGAACACTTCTTGGGGCGAACCATCTGAATAATTAACTTTTAGTTGAGTTAAAATTGGGGAAGAAGTTAATACATAGCCTTCTACTTTTGATAAAATAATATTTCTATTTATAGGCATATTCATGACTAAAGAAACAGGGACAGGAGATTGAGTCCTGTGCTCATACATCCAGTAGGTGTCGTTCAGACCATCAAAAACATTGCCGAATGTGTCGACGTCAATATTGTTTGACACCAACTCCCCATTTTCATATAGAGAGATTGTTGGCCTTATACCAGAAACATTATCTAAAGCAAATGCAGAATACCTATCTGAATTTTCTGAACTTATTACCGCTGAACCGTTTGACGTATCAACAAACCCAGTGGTAAATGGTATATCTATTTTATCTGCGGAAGAAAAATTCTCAGTATAAGAATAAAAATATCCGTCTGCGTTATTATTAACAAATAAAAGATTGTCTACTTTTGATTCAAGTAATTTTCTTTTTGTTTTTAAGTTTTCAATTTTTTTGTTTAAAGTTGTTGCGACTTTAAAAAGCTCGTCATTATTTTCTAAAATAGTATCATACAAAACATCTAGATTGAACAAGCTGTTGATCATCAGTTCATTTAAAATATCAACATTAGTTTTATCTGTTCCGTTAAGTGCAGCATAATCTATCGGCAAAGGGAAGCCTGCTTTGTTTACCGAAAAATAGTCACTAAACGCATTTAATATTTGCTGCTCTGTTGGCTTGGTGCCATTAGAATAATATAACTTATATATATTTTCTAAAAATCTTCTTTTTTGTATTGTTGATATGTTCATACTTGCTTAACCTTTGCTGCCAATTTATAAGAGTAGACAACTGGTGTAACGTTAGATGAACCCTTAACTATTCTGATCTTAACTAGAATATTTTTTACCTGGCTTGGAACGGAATATTCAATTTTATTTATTGTTGTCTTTGGATAATTAAGGTATTGGACACCAGGCAACTTAAAACCCACGGCTATGTTTTGGTTGAAAGCTAGTATCTCAGGGATTGATATGTTAGATGTTTTGCTTACAGTAAAACCGTATTGCACTGGTGCAATTTCTATCCACTTTTCTCCACCGTCCAAAGATACATAGCTCTGTATGTACCCGCCCGATCCTGAAATTTCGTTATAGTTACTTTCAATATCTAGCATCAGCGACTCTATGGGGGTATCAAATAAATACGGTTTTGAAATTATATCTGCAGACAACTCATACTCCTGGTAGGCAAGAGCTACATCCCTAATGCCTATTGACATTCTTTTTGCCGGCAGAACTTCGTTTGAAATTTTTAATGGAATAGTAAAATTCTCTTCAGTCAAACCGGCTGAATCAGATTCATTTGAAGTTTTAATCACAACATTTAAATTTTGACTTAAACTATTATCTTTTTTAAAAACATTAGGGTTAGTCAACGTTGGTACTGTCGCGGATTTATTGTAAATAGTTTTAGTATATAGATCTTTATCAATCATTTCTGGGTTAAATCTATTGATTCCATAAAAAGGGCTGTTGTCTGCATTAGCAGATTCGTAATTTGTTTCCCAATAGGTATGCAATACTTCTACGTCTTGATAGTATGGTTGTTCAAGAACTATTCTGCATTCTTTTACTCTTCTTTCTGAAAAGAAAAAAACTGCTGAGTTTAGAGAGTAATTATTTAAAGATTCCTTAGTAAGATTTTCTAAAGATAAACCTATAAAAAATTCTTTCTTTAATATGTTTTCTGTATTCCCGGCTAGATCTGTTAAGTGTATCTCTTTTACTTTAACTATTTTAGATGAATCAAAATATGGAGTTATATTTATTGAATTTGCTTTTTGAGCTGTATTAGATTTAATTGTGAAATCAAATATCAAAGGCTCATTTATGTCGTGGTCGGCCCAATTAATTAATGAGTTCTGTTCTGCACTAACTATGCTAGGGTCATTGACGATATAGCTAAATTCTTCTTCGCTCCTATACACATCATCAGTTGGAGTAACCCTTAAGGCTTCATAGACAAAATATGTAGCCGGGTTAGAATCAATTAAGCTGTTAACATTTGAAGAACTTGGAGAGTTAACAAAACTGTATTCATAATTTATGCCAGAAATATCATTTTGTTTTTTTACAGCCAAGTTGTTATTGCCTATAAAGCCATTGGAACGGTTAATGTTTACTCTGCTTGGCAGCCATTTAATTGGCCTGTCTTTTATCCTTAGTGAAGCAAAACCGTTTGTTATCATCGGGTTTTGATTTACTTGAACTTTTTGCCAATCAATATAGTCTCCGTTTTCAAAAGAATCACCATTGTAAATTAAATCGTTTGAAGGACTAAGGCTGTACATCTGCAGGACTTTTGTCTTTGAAAGTATTCTTTCTGAATACTTTTTTTCATTTTCTATCTCTGAAGTGAAAAGGTTAAACAAACTAACTGCTTTGGCATTCAAAAAATCAAGCTGCTTAGCGGAAACATTTATATCATCTCTTATTGAATTTATAAATTTATTCATCTTAGTAGACGAAGGGGGCTCACTCTTGGTGAATAGTTCTAGAGAAGTTTGCGGCGAATTAATCTTATCGTATATATCTTTTAGATTTTTATTGAAATCTTCTAGAACATCTTGCTTAGTTACATAGTCCCCAGCAGCCTGCTTCTTAAGCATGTTTGCAATACTTAAAGCGATCTGATCATAGACTAAAGTTATTGGAGAAAGTTGTGTCATAATTTTTCTTTAATTACTAGAAATTGCTTTAGTTAGCTTATCATAATAAGGGTCATAGTTCTTTGTTTTTGCTTTAAGCATGACGAGATCTACGGCTCCAGAATAGCTTGTGTCTGGGACGTTCTTTCTCATGACCAATCTGAACCTAATAGTATCGGCCAAGTAGTCATAAAAAACAACTATTTCTCCCGCTACCTCTTTATCAAAGATAATATTTTTACCGTTTTGTATAAAATAATACAATGAATTAGAATCCCTAAATTGAGGGAAGTCTTTAGTCCCAGTGTAATTTGTGAGGTTGATAGCCAAAGAGCCGTCTGGCATTTGAATCTTGATTGGGGCGTACCCTGTCTGACTGCCCTGGAATATAGTCCCTATTAAAGGACTGTAGATAGCACTATTTATATCTTTATTGTTAATATGCGGTATATTCTGTAGTTGTATTCTGTTGAGTGCGTCGGTGCCACCAAAAGTTTCATTAGAATAACCATTGCTAGATGATGACTTTAGGGTTTCATCTAGTAAATTCAACCTAAAAAAATCAACATAATCTACGTTATAAAGTGACAGGTCTATTTGGTAAGCACAGGAGTATATTGAATTTTTTTCTAATTTAAAAACACTAATAGAATTATTGTCAGATATTTTGTAGTCAGATGGCTTTAGGGTCATACCATTTTTGTACAATACAAATGCATTACCCTTAAAAGGGAACCTGGTATTGGCCTGGTAAGTTTGTTCATCAAAAAATAAAACTTCTGAATCTATTTTTTCAACACCAGATTCAACTATAGGTGTCCAATCCGTTTCTGAAAAAGGAATATCTTTATTTGATATAGATAGTTCATAAGAAATTGGATATTTTAAATCTAATTTAGAATCTAGAATATTGAATTCATTATCATTTTTTATTATCTTAGATTTAATTGCTAAAGGATACCCATTAAAGTTTATTTTCTTACTCATAAAACAAGACTTAAGAGATTGGCTAGGTTGAGTTTCGCAAAAATCTATGCTTTGTAGCGAGAAACTGTACTCATAAGCATCCGATATTTCCTGAGTCACCAACTCTTTTAAGGTTCTATTCTTCCAAGCAAAGCTATTCTCTGCCCCAATTTCTCCATTAATTATGTTATTGTTTGAATTTTGTGTCGGCAAGAACATTGGTTTAGTAAAGTTGAATATTGAATTTACATTACTGTCGGTATTGACAAACACTGGGTTGTCAAATATCTCTCCCCTATCGCCAATCGCATTGATGAAGATGCTTCTAAATAAATTAGTTATAAGATTGTTTGGAAGAACATGAACTAAATCAGCTGAGAATTTTTCATTGATATAATTATTTTGATAGTTTGAGGACAATATATTATCATTTATAATTGGATATTTATATGAATAATAATCATTAATCCTATTGTAAGGATTCTTTGAAGTCTGCCTAAAGCTATTCTTTTTTAAGAATAGATTATAAACTAAACTTTGAAGTTTATCTGTATTTTTATTTTTTATTTCTTTTACAAATTTAGCTGTGTTATATAAATTTTTCGAATTTATTTCTGTTGCAATTGGCAGGTTTTCTGTCCTGGTATATGTTGGTTGATTAAATATCAGGATAACTTTGTTAACATTCTTTTTTGTAAATGAAATTTCCGTTGACCCCTCTATCAATCTAGGAGAAGACAGGACTCCGTATTCAGTTGATGTGTCAGAAGGTACCGGCATAATCGTGACAATTTCATCGAATTCTTCTGAGTAATTATTTACCGAGAATTTACTTTCATCCAGATTAGAGAACAACACCACCTGTAGCAGCTGTAGTCCATTGCCATGACCGCCATCTATCAGTATGGAATCCATTGTCTGAGGGAAAGCAAACTGTAACTCGACAGCTGTTTGAGCCCCAAAAATATTTGCAGTAGAATAAGCAATATACTTAGAGTAGTTAGACAATTTTGAAGTAATAACTACAGGCGATTTAGCCGTTACGCTCCATGAGTCTGTGTAAACATTATTTATTGCAGAAGAAAAATCAGTATCAGTGGTTATATAATCGGCATAGTTAGATGTTATAGAGTAGCTTTGAATAAAATCTAAAGAATTTTTTGTATAAGTTTTTTCTCCTATTTTAAACAAGCCTAATTTAGTATCTATAAACCCATTCCCAGATTCATTAAAATTAATTCCATCCCTGTCTGGCAAGGGCAAGACATATCCGTCTGCCCTGTAATCGTTCATAAAATTATCAAATTTTTCTACATAATTAGAATTAAATAAATCATCTTTGCCAGATATATATTCATAGTTATCTATATAAGATTCTAAAGCTTGAATATCTTTTTCTATTTTTTGTATCTCTGAAGAAAAAACATCTATTATAGAATTAATAAACAAGTTAACCACATTGACAGACGAGTAATAAGACTTAGTCCTTAGGTCTGCATCTCTAAATATATCTATGAAGACTTGTTTATTCATTTCTGAAAGAGCGCCGAAGTTAGCCGGAGAAAAGTTTGCATCAGCTCTAAAGGAATTAAGCCTTGATATAAGTGAAGAAATATCTTGTTTACTTGTTTTTATTTCTTTTATTATAGAACCTATAGCTGATTGGGAATTGTTTGATAAAGTATTAATCATCGATGGAAGAAATCTATTCATAAGTCTTTGTCCTCCAAGCTACACCATCTAAGTTTTGGATCTCGAACCCAACACCCGCAGTAATGTTCCTATTAACTATATCATATATTTCTTCTATAGATTTAAAATTGTCTTTAACTGCGTCAGGAATCCTTATTATCACATAACCGCCCTTAGGATATGTTGTAGGGTTCATCGAATAAATGTCCCAGTAAGAATTAACTCCATTGATTTGTCTTAATTCAGAGTAAGAAGTGACATCTGAAACAACGCCACCACCCTTGACCCTAACGTCATTTATGTTCACAGAAGAATTTTGATCAGAATTTGTTATATAAACAACGCCTATAGGTAAAGCTATAGGATCATATCTATGAGAAAGCTTATTGAACATATTTTTATCAGAAGTAAAATGAACTGGATAAGAATTTGCATATTCAGATACTGCAATCTTCTTGTTAATAGACGGTTGATTGACTGGCCCCTCATACATTGTGTGGACTGGGTTACTTAATACATCTATCTTTGTCGGCATAAGGTATATGTATAGTGGTTTATTATCATCTATTTTATCATAATTCAAGAAAGGATTAAGCGGCACTTCTTCGCCCTCTACTTGGTAAATCCAAACCGTATTATCGACTATGGTGTAATCAACTTTTATCAAGTCAGAAGAAGCAACTATTGCTGATTTGAATTCTATGATGCCACTGTTCGAATCAATATCTTTAACTTCGCTGTATGGAAGCTCAAGCCAAGTGGAAGATGTATCTGCCCTTACATAGACTGTTAAGGCTGGAATAATTGCTGGCAATTTAGACTCCACCTGGTCGTCTATCGGCATGGTGTACATCAAGAGCGGTGTCCTACGAAGTTTTATTTTCTTCGAGGAAATTACCAAAGGTATTTCATTTTTTATATCTTTATTTTTATGACCAAAAATTCTTGAGAAATTGTTGGCAAGAATAGAAGCTGAAGTGTCATACGTACAGCTAAGAACCTGACCAACGTACTTTGCTCTCCAGTCAGAGAAGGCATAATTCCTTGATAGGAATATGTTTTTATTAAAGGATCCGGCAGTTACCCTCAATGGCCATGGTTCTTTCCTGGTTATCGGGTCTGACATTTCTGTGATCTTTATCGCACTCGAATTACGGTACTTGACTGAATAGACAGGAGTGATCATTTTTGGGCTCAAAGATATAGGCTTATAGGTGTTTGTATTTTGTGCCCCGATATAATCTACAGACTGGTCTAAGTTGCCATCTGCGTCAAATGCCATTGTCGCAACGTAAATATTGTTTACCCCTCTTGAAATAATATCGTTATAAGAAACTAGCTTGCCTATGAATTCTTTTTCTTTTCTATCATAGAACCCATAAACCAAACCATCATTTTCATATGTATTATTATTAATTGATACGTAACCATACTTAATATCAAATGTGAAAGATGGATCATATTGGGTGGTACTTATTATGTCAGCGCCAACATCCTCAGGAGAAGGCACCCCGACCGGCTTGCCAGAAGAATCACACAAAAGAATTAAACCATCATTAACAGTGATCGAATTAACTTTTTCTATAAATTCTCCATCTGTATTAATTAAAGAATATGTATCTATTATATTTTCTTCAGATAAATAAGTATCTCTACCCGAATAATAAGTGGCAGATGTTTTTATTTTAAATCCACTAGATTTAGGTTGAGTAGGCGTCAAAATATTTGGTACATTTCCATGATAAAACACTGTGCAAACAGACGAAGGTGTGACGGATTGAGCATTAACTTTTGACGTTACTGAAATTAATTCAACTGATGTACCGTTGTCTATAGAAACAGCAACTGGGTTTGCAAAGTTGATCGTTATTCCATTATTTTGTATTGTATCTATTGTGTTTGGATCGCTCACAACCTGCTCGTTTAGTAGTGCATTAAGTGAAGTGTCTATTATAGGAGTCTGTGATGATAATGTTTTTGAGTAAGATTTTCCTAAATAATTATAGGAAAAACTATCAAGTAATACGTTTTTGCCACTTAAATATCCAACGTTGTAATCAACACTGTACTCTGACAGTGAAGAAAGATTATCAAAGTTTTCAGTTAAATAAGCTGTTGCACTAATGTATACATCTGTTGTTTGTATCAAATCTTTATAAACTATACTTCTTTCAACTTCATCTAAATCTAAATTGATTGGATTTATTTCCTGATTCTCATCAGGCGTTGGGTTAAAGAAGGAAATGATATCTTCTGTCCAATTTTGACTAGCGTTACTCCATACATAAAACTTGTTAGTCAAAGTTGTATATATTAAGTGTCCATCAAGGGAGCTGACAAGTTTATTGCCTGACCAAGATAAGTTAACATCCTGGATTCCGTCTTGGTCCAGTAGCCAATAGTTTGCAAGCTCTTCTATTTCTGGCTTGTCTATACTTGGGAAAGCTTGATGCACCTTATTGTAGTCAAAAGGTGTATCTTCTATAGAATCTTTTGGTGGTTCTGATGTATCTTTGGTTTTTAGATCTGCGGTAATGCCAACGATCCCAAATCCTTCCGCAAGACTGCCCCAAGGTCCGCCTAATTGTCTGCCATTGGTTTGTATCCTGACGAACATATTCTTACACGTTGCAGTAGAGACTCCAGCTAAATCTATCTCCAAATTATTTCCGACTAAGGTGACCCCATTGGTTGCCTTGTTTACAGCATAAGCCTTAAAGATGGTGTTAGCAGCGAATCTTTTTTGTCCACCCTGGATTGGATCTTCTGGCGAATAACCATAGCCCACCAACTTAACCTTATTCCACGGAGCGCCTTCTAATTTAATTCTTATCTTATTAACCTTTTGATAATTTTCTGGGTTTGGAATAGAAAAGAAAATGAAGTCTTCTATGGTTGAAGGAGAGTTTGAAACATTTCCCGTAAAAGAAATTCTTCTATATGATCCACCAGAATTAATTTGTGAAGCTTCAATCTGCTTAAAGACTGACTCAACGAATCTACTTACGTCATGCTCTGCTGCAAGGCTAATTAACCTGTTGTAATATATCGGCTCATACCTGCTCCAAAACTTTATAACATATGCCATCAAAGATTTTGTTTCACTATCAACAACTCCATCCGGAGGATATAACAGTGGAACTCTTGGCACTGCGCCAGCCCCTAAAGTCCCTAACTTAACTCTTGTTTGGAATTCTTTAACAGCTGCTGACAAGCCGGCAGTGTACGTCGTATTGTTTTCTGGTTGTTCTTTTACTTTTGTCTTTGCGTTTACTAGAGTTTTATTCATGTTGTAAAAACCAGCAGCTTGCATAACACATTTAATATACTTGACGTATGGGTGCTTAGCCCCAACCCTCCAAGTCGCAATGGGGTACCCAGCCGTAGCTGCTTCTATATCCCATGTGTATTCAAAGCTTTTAAAGTTCTGTGCACTTAGTTCGGATATAACCGGCAGTCTTCCGGACACATCAAGCTGTCTACCGGATACTATGTTGGTACAAGGTACGTCTAAAACATTTTGTCCTTCAATTATAATTGGGTCAGCATCGGGTGCTGGGTGCGTTATTAGTCTGTTTGTTCCTGCGTAGTTTCTAGTGACAGTACCGACAACTTTTACTGACCTTAATGCCCCTTGTGCTTTATAGGTTAAATTAAGTTTTGTTTTTACTGTTCCAGAAAACGCTAATGCTTTTTCTGTGGTTGATATTCTTGAATACTTTACGCCAAATCTAAATGGATATGATTTAAAATACGAAGAAGGACTTATCGAACTGTTTAGTTTTTTGTTTCCTCCAACTTTTATCTCACCCATTTCCCTTACCTCATAAGGGCCATATCCTTCTGGTATATATAATTTGTTAGATATCTTTTCTGTAAATGCAAAAATCTTTTGATCTTTATTTAATAGCTTATATAAATAATATGAAGTAGAAAAATTTTCCAGCGTGCTAGATAGCACTTTTGATTGAACTAATTCATTGGCGGTAAAAGAAGGAGACGAAATAATAATGTCAGGGTTTGTTATTTCAATATAAAAATCTGTGTTATTAGATACAACGCTTGGACTAATTAACTGTGAAGACAAAGATCCTGGCAATGATTCAGAAACTTTTCTTAAGTAGTACTTTTTTAAAGAATCGTCATTGCCCAAAAGATCTCTTGCATATTGGACCGTTGATGAACTGTTAGAAATGTTTGTAAAGTATTTTGTCTTTTCATCATCCATCAAAGCTGACTGATCCATTACCCAAGATGACTCCCAAGGGCCAACAAAATTGTACAGAGAAGGTCTTAAATCTATTTTTCTTGTGGCTTGGCTTCTGGAGTAAAGTGCATACATTAAAGAGTTATACAGAAGCTTGAATGGCCCCTCTACAAAGCCAGGCATCGTGCTGTAGTCTAGCTGCTCATAAACAGAAGCTGATGCATTAATGTTTAGGACGTTTGGCTGATCATTTAGGTGGAATACACTATTGCAATATTCTAAAAATGAGAATGAACAAAAAACTATATTACCTTGAGAAAGCTTATCGCCACTTGAAGTGAAGGTGAATGTTGCTCCAGCTGGTCTTTTTGCACCTGCAGTTGGGCCGACATTGAAAAAAACTTTACTTTGATCAACGGAAACTATACTTCTATATGTGCCCTTTTTAACCCCAAAGATTCCATAATCTTCATTATTAAAAATTGTTGAATCAATATTCCATCCACCATTTTTATTTTCATCTAAAATATTTGATTCAAGATATTCGTAATATGAATCTACGACTTGCGCTTGAAAGCCAGCAACTTGTATATCATTAAATACAAAAGGTTTATCTCCTGGGTACGAAGACGCGTCTACCAGTAACGTCCCGTTTTTTAACGTTACATATTCACTAATAAGATTTGTTGCTTTTTGGGTTAAGGCACTCGTAGGACTAAACGAAAGGATATCAAAATCAGCTAAACTGTCAACAGACTGTACGTCCACCATCCAATATCTTGCTTCTGATTTACTTGGCTTGCCACCCTCTATCGACTGAATCCAAACCTTAGATTCAACCTCTGGATTTTCAAAAATATAATTTGACATGTTAAAAGCTGATTTTTGTAATCTATAAAAAACATATGGATTTATATTTTCAAGTGCAGTTGTATCAGTAGAGTCATATAGGACTCCGACATTGACTGTCCTTTGCTTTATCTGACCTGACTCTTCTGCGTCTTTTGAGTTGTCCATGATGTCATAGTTGACCGATTGGTTTACTCTTGCTACTAATCTCCAGTTGAAGACCTCATAGTTTCTATTGTCGAATAAAGCTTTTCTAGGAGCAAAAACTTGATAGCTGTTATAGTCTAGGTTATGAGAAAATATTTCAGAATATTTTTTATTAAACTTTTTTATAGAATAAATCTTTTTACTATGCTTTGATATAACGGAAGCTTCTTCTGCAACTTCTGAATAGAACGGAACAGCATTAATTGTTTCAACGTATCTTAATGTTTGAGATACCACTTCTCCATCCTCATCAAGAATGATTTTATCGTAAACTAACTTTAAGTTTATTGGATCAGAAGAATCTAAACCGATGAAAACCCTATACGGTATTTCTGTATTTGTAGAATTTGATTCAGTTAAATAAGGATCTAAAAGAATTTTATATTTTTTTCTTCCAGTATTCTTATCTATATATTCTTGGTTTTGAGAATCTATAACTTTAATATTTATATTCTTGTAATAAGAAGCATCGTGGTAGTCGTCTAGATCATTAATGCCATAACCAGACGGAGCTGAAATAAAGTATCTACTAATATAATAGTGATGTAGGAAGTCGTTTTCGTTCACTGAATCGGAATATATTCTTTCAGTAGTAAAATCTTTAGAAAGAAAAGTATCGCTGATAGTTAAATCAGAGGTGTGGAAATCTGTATTGCCGTCTTTGTCTTGCAGGATCCCCATCTCGTTGGCAAAGAATATTTTTGTTTCATCTTGTGAAACAATTTTGTTTTCTGCTATCGTGTCAGATATATCTATAATCTTTAAATTGTCTATTGGGTTTAACGGCTGACTGGAAAAATAAGCTAACCCTGCTCCATTGCCTGGGATAAAGTTGCCAATCTTAACGGCTTCTTCATTCCCTATGGTTGTTATATTATTAAATTTTTCCATTAACTTTCCTCATAACCGACTATATAATTCGGTGTAGCTATAACATTTGGTGTTGAACCGAACAGACCCATTTGGTACTGGTCGTAATAATCAACCGGCAACCATCTAGGTGGCAACCAATTAAGATTCGGCGTTGCACTTGGCGTTGCCCCAAAGTCTTGTGTAATTAAATTAAATGTAAAGTTTGGAGTAGCTATTATGTCTTCATCGTCACTTGTATTAATATAGTACGAAGGCAGTACAGTTTGTTCATCTAAATATTGGATATTATCAAATCTTTCATACCAGTAAGCGACATCGCCATACAGCGTATTTGGTGTTGCCGAAGCCACCCCTGCCATATCTGTTTCCACTGAAACAAACCAATACCCTGGGTTATTTCTTGGCTGAGAATAGAACGGTCCGACGGAAAACTTGCCGTCTGGAGAAGCATGTGTGTAGCCAGATATATAATTTCTTCCTGGCGATACTGAAGAGGTGCTGTAGTCCACCGTGTTTAGAACATCATATAAAGTTCTAGCTTTTCTCCAGTATATTACTGGGGTAGAAGAAGGTGGATTGTTGTTTGAATTAATATAGCCATAAATATAATTTTCACTTATTCCATCAGACTCTATTATTAGCTTAGAACTAGCAGCTTTAAATTCATAGGCCGAATTATAATTATCTATAAACTCTATATTTGCCCCAGTTATAAATGCGCCAGATTCGCTATTAGTATGAGCATTGGCCTGAGGGTATGAAACGCCAGTTACAAGTATAGAAGCATATAGGGCTGCTGTTGGAACACCAGTGAATCTTATTTTTGTTTTAGCAAGACCGTATTTGTTCGTTGTGAGATACTCATCTTGCAAATCAAGAAGGTCGCTCGATAGCTGGAACGTTTGATAAGGTTTAAAGTTGCCAGCTGAATCGTAAGATGTTATTGTTAAATAAATAATATCATCTATATTTTTTGATATTTGTTGCGGAGATATTTCAACAACTGCGGTGCTAAAATCGTACTCATCCTTGCTTAGATAAACATAACCTTCTTCTACTGGAATCTCTGCGCCACTTAAATGTAATCCAAGCGGGGTGGATGTTTCCTGCATAGCTGATTCATATATTATTTCATAAGAGCCAGTAGCTGCACTTGGGGTTGCTGAAAAATAAACTTTTGAATAATATTCATCTTTTGTTTCAGAGTAAACATTTCTATCCACATAAAAAGCTTGAGACAAAGAATAACTAATGGTGTATTCTCTGCCAGGCACAAGGATACTGCCGCTTGTAGCGACATTGTCATACACTTCTATTTTGTTAACCTTATAGGAATACTTGTCTTCACCACTCATTAAATAGTCTGAACTGGAAATGTAGAATTCTCCATCAAGGTAAAGAGGTATTATCCCAGGAGTTGAATAGTCTGTGCCTATTGACCAAATATAAAATTCTGGATTTAATGGAGATTGTGTTAAAACTTTTCCTGTATAGTTGTCTTTTATTATAATATCTTTTACATTTAAATGAGAGATGTATAGTGCGCCGTGCTCTGAGCAAACCAATGTTTCTTGGTTGTTAAACACAACCTTACCAGGAGTTGCTGTATCGGAGAATGCCATCTCCTCAAGAGTAAAATCCATATCTCCATCTTTAACTGAGATAAGAACTGGGGCTCCCTGCGTTGGCGTCTTAGACAAATCAACATTAAAGAAGCTACCCTGATACAAGTCAACTATAGGTTTAGCATAAACATAGTTCTGTTCATCGGCTAGATTTAACCACCCTGTGTTCATCGAAATTGGATTTGAGCTTATTGAATTTGAAAAAGTATTCTTATAACCTTTATCTAAATTAACATTTATATCAATTGGAGAAAAGTAAAAAGTTTTATCTAAAGAATTATATATTTCTTTGATAACCTTAGAAGAATCTTGGCTGTATTGAAGCAGTGCGCTATCTTCTCTAAGCACTGTCTCCTGCGAAGCCTCAAGGATTACCTTATCGTTCAATGATACTGGCTTGATTTCCGTTATATAATATTGATTATTTGAATCTGTAGTTAAACCAAAATCTTGTCTATCCAAAGAATAAGTGTCTAAGAATGTATCTCTTTTATTTTGATCGAATGGGCTATTGCTTTCTTGTGCTACTTCTTCTCTCTTGTAAATGTTTCCAAGATAGTCAGCGTAGCCTCTAATCATTGGAGTTGTTTTTAGTTCGCCTTCTTCAGTAGGTATCCAAACTGGGCTCTTAAACGGATAGTTTGGTGTCGATTGAAGATTGTTTGTCACGCCCAACACATACGGCAGTGCGCTGTAATTAAAAGTTGCTGACTCAAAATGATTAGAATAAATAGGTGTTGTAAGTTCTGTTTCTGAATAAGAATTCAAAATTATATTTGGCGAGGAAGGAACAAAGTATTTAGTATCCAACATAGGGAAGTAAGACTTACCACCGTAGTTTGGGGAGAAATCAAGCGTAGTAACAGGTTGCCCTGGCTCCCTATAGATTTCTTCAACTGTGAAAATTGGCTTAGAATCTATTTTAATATTTTCTATGATTAATCTATTAGGGGTTCCACTAGTCGGAATCAACAAATTCTTTGTTAAATCAGATACAAATATTGTTTCATCTTGTGTCAAATCTGGATCATTATCTTTATTTATTATAATTGAATCTTCAACAACGTTAGAATATTTTATTGTTGGGGTTGAACCGTAAACTGTTGAACCTATTTTAAAGTTTGCATTTATATAATTAATATTTGGAGTAGCCAACGTTATCGCTGTAAATCCTGGGTTTACTGCTGAAACATTTGATTCATTAAATGTGACTCTATACTCGCCGCCAGGTACGAATGTATACATTTGGGCCTCTGGTGACCATTGAAGCTTATTAACTATCCTTACTGAACTTGCTTTCTTTATATCTATAGATGAAGTTCTAGGTGTTGCTAAAGAATTTTCATATTCATAATTATAAGTTTTTTCTTTAAAAATTACATTTTGATTTGTTAAACCATTTGAATCAACAATGGATATATAGTTGTATTCTGGACTGGCTTGATCATTCTGCCCAAAATAATTGCGAACAAAAAAATCATTTCTATTAAGGTAGTTTAAGTTGGCGTAAAATGCAGACGGGGTTGCATACTGGTTGTGCGCAGGCATCGTGATTTCGTAGACTAGGCCAACTCCTGCATTCATTTTGCTTGCAGCATCGGGGCCAAAAAAGTTAAAATAAAGATTTGGTGATGCGAGTAAAGTTTGAGATGTAAGTTCTGTAAGGTTGATTGCATTAGGATCTGGTAATACTTCCGTATACTGTGCCTTATATGTGTACCCAATTTCAATCGGCATGTAATAATCCGTAAGTGATTCTGTTCTGAACCCTTCTGCGGCGAAGTAGCCCTCAAATGATATCGTAGCTGAATCTGCTTTTGATATTTCAATACTAAGGTCTTTAAAATCACCAACACCTGGCTGGAAATAATCGGCTAACGGAGTTGCATTGTCATAGGTGCTCGGGATGTAATCCACGCCCTCATTGTCTAGGCCAGCATAATCCCATATGCTTTCTCCCCAGTTCGCATAGCCCAAGTTGAATGGATATTGTTCATTTATGTATTTAACAAAATCATAAAAGCGGTTTTCCGGCACACCATTATCGGCAATGTATGGAGTGGAAGATTCTATGTCTCTAATCTCTAAAACATCTGGTGTTGCGCCCTGGTAATTTGAATCTGGAGTAGCGCCATAAGCTGCCCAAATATTTAATTCTCTTCTTAGAGTTTTCTTAAAACCATCTAAGCTTACCGACGGAGGGTTTATATACGCATCGAGTATTCTTTTTTTGAAAGAAAGATTTTCCTCTAGGTACAATCTTTTCAGCCCAACCCTTGCGCCAAATTCATCAAATATGTTAAACAACATAATCGGTTCTTGTGAATAAATTGATCCATCTATAGTTAACGAATCAAATTTTCTCAATGTCATTATTTGACTATCTAATAGATTGTGATAATAGATATAGTCAGTAGACCTTGAAGAATTAAAGTTTTCTAATGAAGACGCTCTAGCTAATTTAATTAGATCGCCAACAAAATTTAAAGAAGCTGCTGGTATATTGTAGGATACATAGCCCCAGGCTGGAATGTCAATATCTGCTGTGCTAATAAAATTGTTTATATTTGAAACATCTAATTGAGTATTAAAATCATCTAAGTAATGACTGACTAAAGAGTTAACAAATTTACCACCAACAGTTACTGGGGTGGCTAGTTCTGGTGTGGCGTGCTCAATTGAGTCATCATAGATGTCCATCCATGTAGGAAATTTTCTTAAAATATTTCTAGCAGAATCAGATATTACTGGGGTTGTAGTATCATGTATTGCTACGTTAACATACAATAATAAACCAAGTGCTGACAAGTCTTCTACGTCAGAAAATATTGTTAATTCTATTTTTATATATGGTTTAGAATTGCTTAAAAATATTGAATTTGAATCTATGTTTAACGTTGATTTAAGCCAAGGTCCGTTGTCTTTATCTGACTCATATATTTGAAACGTGAATGTTGGCTGTTGATCGCCAGGAACACTCGTGAATTTATGCTTGAATGATATTATGTCAACTCTAGAACTAGTGTCAACAAATCTGAGCAGTGAGGGGCTTGCCTCGTCCCTAACTACTTCTCCATAGTTAGTTACGTAGGAAGCTAGCGGGTCTATTGGCGTTGAATGGCCAGCGGAATAAGACGGAGAAGACACCTCTGTTCCAACAAAGGTGTAATCTCCGTATTAAGTTTAATCCAGTTTTTGATCTATAATATGAATAATTTTTATAAAACTTATTGCTGTACAGGTTGATAGAACCAGTTGTCCAAATGTTCCCATTTTTATTAAAGTCTCCAGTTTGGAAACCTAACAGGTAACTTTTCATTCCTGATTCCTTTAACTTAGTCTAGCCAAATAGAATACTCTGAAGTTACTCCATTTTCTGGGTGCACAAACATTAAATGCTGACAAGGTCTGCTCATAGACGAGAAGTATTCTTGGGCATAAGTGTTATAGCTTTCTGGAGAACCAGAGATTCTTAACATGGAACTTCCTATCGTCATCTTAAATTGCTGATGATAATGGCCCATGAAAACATCATCAAAATGTTCAGGAATTGCTCCATCTTTCCATCCCATTATTTTTTTATAGTAACCATGGAAAGCGTTTGGTGCAGGCATTTGATCGCCATGAATTAATAAGCTGCTGTAGTTGCCGATTGTGTCAACGGCATACCAGTTTCTTTCTCCTACGCCATCTGGAATATTAAAGGTTACTCTTTCGTCGTCTCCAACAATCAACTCTATAATCTTATAGAGCATTCTATCCATGTTGGTTTCTGGATCGTGCTGCTTGCGTGCTCTTCCGCCTACTGCTCCATGGTTTCCTATCACGCCAGTAATGTGCACATGATTGAAGTTTTCCAATGCAGTCTTAACAAAGTTCCCAAGTATTCTTGGACCATTAACGGCAACTTGTCTGTACAGACCAGAGTCTATAAGGTGGCTTTGCCCAGGGAAAATCTCTTCACCTTCGACTATATCGCCCAACAACCAGATATGAAGATCATTTACTTCATGATCCATTCTTTGAATCTCTGTTATTTCTAACAGCTTTTCTGTGTATCTTTCTATTCTTTCTTCTAATACATTAGTATTATAATCAGGTGTTACCTTACCCATTTGCCAGTCTGCAAAGACTACTACTGCAGTTTCTGGAACTTTTTCTTTATTCTTTTTTAAAGAAGGAGCTTTAATTTCTGGGAACTCAAAGCCGGCAAAGGCATCGTAGGCTGCGGCATAGGCTGCTCTTACAACCTCGTCTTGTACGTTTTTAAGAGTCTCTACTCTCTTAGCCAATCTTCTATTTTCTGATCTTAGGAAGTCATTTCTTGAATCAGATATTTCTGACAAAAGATCTTCTGACTCTTCCTCTTCTTCTTCGTCTACTATTTCTACAGCGGCTGACTGTACGTACATTGAATCTTTTTCATTAATATAATCAATAACTTCTTCTTGCGAGATTTCTTCTACAGAAGAAGACTCCCCCAAGACGTCGCCATGGCCTTCGCCAGTAAAAACCACATTTTTAGCTTGAGCTATATTTGGGGCGCGAACTATATGCTTGTTTGTAACAACAAAAGTCTTTTTCATACCTAACCTATTCTAGGGTTAATAATTGTTAATGCCCATTATAACAGAATTAATAGAAACACTTCCAGCTACAGGGTATATTTTATCGCTAGATGGGGTAAAATCTTTTAGCGGTATTTCTTTTCCATCTGCATTAAACGAGTTTATCGTTACAGACCTTATGTAATCTGAAGACAACTTAATTTGTCTTTCTATTTCAGATACAGATATAGTGGTTCCAACCGTAGATGAATTCAAGTATCTTCTCACAAATAACGCAGCTTGGTTTCTGATGCCGGCAGCAAGGCTTTCTGAAGCAGTTGATGAAACCATTATTGTAGCCATAACGTTTACAGAAATCTTCTCTGCCACTCTAACGTTAAACCTAACGCCAACTGGCTTAACGTTAATTATTGTGTTATAAACCATTTCTGGCATCATCTTTATTTCTGCTGTTGATTCAGGGACAATAATAACATCGCAAGAACCCAGGCCATACGAAGACTCTCTCAGCCTAACATCCTTGACACCCTTTATGGATAGGGCTGCAAAACGCACTGCCTCAACCGTACCAGCCGTACGGGTCTTTAATGCGCCTATTATTCTTGTTCTATAGTTGTCGTCAGATTCTGAGTTAATAATGGCATAAACTTCTTTTGGGTTATTGCAATATACCACAACGCCAGGAGGGCTAATAAAATTATGTCTAGTCAAAGAACCTACTGGAGCAGTATATGTATTATCTGTGAAATCTGGTATAACTAAACCATAGGCCCTTGTTGTGCTCGCCCCTATGCTCACAGCACCATTGAGTTTAAACCTATACTGCTTTGTGCTAAAATTATCTACGTTAGTGTATATGATCGTTCCCTTAGGGATCACAATATCTACGCTATACGGAGTCTGTATATAGAACTCTATATTATAAGACTGTCTTTCCGCCGCGGCATTGTCTGAAATGTCTTTTCTTCTAATATTATATAGGTCGCCAATCAGATCTAAGTTACGGCCAGAAGCAGTAGACAAACCCCCTTGTCTAAGGGTAAAAGAAAGCGAAGAATAAAGATCTGCTATTTCAGAACCCATGGCTTCAGCGAATGCTCTGGCTACCGAACCAGGTTGTACAGCAGCAATACCGGCATTTTGTTGTAATGAATCTAAAATAGAATTAACTATTTGTGATTTATCTTTTGTACCGTATATCATTTTATCCTCACAAATTTTGTGTTACAGACAACACAATTGGTTCATTGCTATCAGTGGTTATGTGCACATCAAATCTAATTGAGTCTGCACTGGTGGGGACAGAAGTTATTTCTATATTCCTACCTTGAAAAATATTTTCTTTTTCAAGCGCTGCCCTAATTAATCTTTGTCCTAAATCTCCGGTTTCTTTACTCTGTGGCATCCCGTAAAGAATAGAAAGGTCAGTCCCCAAATTTGGATATGTAAAAAAGTCACCAGGCTCTGTCATCAATCTAATATAAATTTGTTGGACATCATTTTGAGCTCCAGAATTAACTAATGATAAATCTTTATTGCCATTAATTAATAAATCACCAGACATCGTTAAAAATAAATCAGACATTTTTATCTTTATCAGCCTTTTCTTTAGCCTGTTGATTTGAATAACCATTCTTCATTAGTTCTACTACGTACTCTACATATTCAGTAGAATGATCTTTTAGAATATTGTCCAAGAAAACAATCTGGTCAGGGTTTAAACCTTCCATTGAAAATGCGGAGGTATACTTCTGCCCAGTTTCAGGTTGTTGTTGACTAAAACCGTACTCTTCGTTAATAGTAATAGGCTTTTGAGCTTCTTTCTGATCTATATCTTTAAGTTTAGCGAGGTAATGATACGCGCTATTCTGTGCCATATGTATGCTTTTAGGGTCTACCTTTACTAGAGTTGGCTGGGAGTAGTCAGATGCTGAATAATTAAAGTTAAACTCATTCCACCTCAAGCCGTCTTCAGCGCAGAAAAATCTTACCTTCTCCGCGAAGAAGGATATCGTTCTGCTGGATGCGCTTATAACTATGCCAACCCCTGGAGCAGCAAATATCTCTACATCTCCTTCATCATTCAATCTTAAGAATGAATTTGTGTCAGGGTGGTTTAGCCCAACTTCTCTTTGAGAAAACTGGTTTCTTCTACTAAGTTCAGCCCCTACAGGGAAATTTGCATTTGGTTGACTTGCATTTTGTTTTGCTGTGTTGTCCATCTTATCTTGCCATAAACTTTGGTATTCCAGTATTAACCGTATAATTACTAGAGTAGTTAGACCCTAAATTGCTTTCTTCAAAATAGCTTATAACATAAGCCTTGTTCTCATTGTCGTCCCTAAAGCCTACTAAGCAACGTGTTCCTGGTTCTGGTGCAACATTTTGAACACCCATTATAGCAGGGCAGGGGACTGAACTTATAATGTTTCCAACCTGGCCAGAATACGCATCGTCCAATATGATTGTCGCCAGATTGCTTTTTTTATCAAATTGCATGATGACACCAGGCCTTGTCTTGGCTTGACGCATTCTTGATAAATCAATTTGATTTTGTATTTTATTGTCAAATTTTGGATAATTAGTTGCCATAAAAATTCCTTACTTTAACCATTTGTCAGAAGACGTTGCGTCTCGCGTTGGAGTGAATACTCCATTTTTCCAATTACCGTACTGCTCACCTAAATAAACCTCTTCGTTTACCCAAGCTTCTATTTTAGTTTTATCAGAATGCTCTTCGTCATCAAAATTATACCAGGCTGTGGAATCTTTTGGCACTGTTTTTAAAATCCAAGCTTTTAAGGTTTCAACATCTCCGCCAGCTTTTATGTAAACAATTTTAGCCTTCTGGAAATCAACACTTGTCATCCAACTGTTTCTTAAAAAAGATTCACCCCAGGCAAAGAATACACAACTGTCTCTTTTTGGTCCAGACGTGACTTCATTTGCATAATTTCTTTGACCTAACTTAGACCTTAGCATTCTAACCTGGTTTACTGGTATCCATAATTGATCTGATGCACCGGCATAGAACTCTGCGCTTCTTTCTGATCTAGACCTAGAATTTATTAATGCTTGTATTTCATCACCGGTTAAATTTGTTGATTCATATTTATCTGCCAAAGCCAACTGCCACATTTTAACTGTAGATTCAAATGGTAGCTGTAGATCTATCACTAAATCTCTGCTCCATGATTCCTTAGTGCCTATTTGGAAAAGACCAACAAAAGAATCGCTGTTAACCACCCTTGGCCTCCAGCTTGATTCTCTAAATGCTATCGCTGTAAAAACAGCTGCCATTTCTGGAGAAAAGTTTCCGTATTCTTTTAGAACAGTAAAAACTTCTAAGTCTGTCATTTTACTTTGATCAGTATAAACCTTGGTTAAAGCTGAGGTGTTTACTACCACTGGTGCACTATCGGGCCTTGTTGAAGAAGATGACCCAGCCGATGCGTTAGAATCGGCTTTACTGTAAACCGAAGATAGTGCGCCATTCTCACCAACATATATTCCACCTCTTTGTGGAGAAAAACTCATGTGTATATGATCTGCATGGGCGTTGGAATCAAGTATTATTTTTACAAATTTTAAATTTGGATATCTTTGAGATAATTTACTTACAGTTCCATTTGTTTTCCCATTAGCATAATCTTGACCAACCCAACTGTTCACCATTATAAAATCCGGAAGTATGTGCTGCGGGGCAGTACTCAACTTAAGTAGCAAGTTTTCAAAATGCACCTTATACGCTTCAACTCCAGAAGCTAACGGCCTTACTGTTTGGCCAGATGTTGTTATAGAACTAAAATCAAAAGCTCTACCAAATGCGTGATCAGTTATGCTGTTCCCCGAAACTAATTCAGTTAAGTTTGCCCCTTGGTCAGATGAACCTGAAGCTCTAAACGCTCCAAACCCACCAATTATTTTCAAAGATTCTCCACCAGTGTCGCTTGATAAATATATTAAGCATTCGGTCAAAGCTGCTGAAATAAAAGCTTTTTGAGGTTTTGCTTTTATTATATCTTCTGGTACTGTTTGGATCTTGCCAGATCCTTCTATGCCAGGAAATATTGTTGTTGAATTATAAGTTATGTCAATAAGACTATCTGTTATATCAAATTGAAAACCCTGAGTTAATACTCCGGAATCATTTATGCTAGCTGAAGATTTTAATATACTTCCTCTTGAAATATAATATTTGATTTCTTGTTCTGTTAAGTTTGATGCTAGTGCTATAGGCATATAGCCTGAGCTAACCGCTTCTGTTGTTGGTGGTCCGTTCTCCCCAGAATGACCACCCTCAGAATCATTTTGCCTGTACTTGCTTTCTAGCAAATTTTGGAAATCTGGGATAATACCTGCATTGTAACTTCTGCCTAAACTACTTGAAGCGATTATACTCAGTGCTGCTTCTGATCCCTTTTTCATAATTGGGTTTCCATCAGCGTCAACTTGATTTGCAGATGGTATCTGTAAGTCGGAATCTTCAGAACCTAATATGGAACTACTTAAACTTGAAAGACTTTCTCTAGTCATATTTAATCTATACATATTTGCATAGACTCCGCTGGCCAAAAGGTCTTTGCCGCTTGCCGCTGAAACTAAATCAGTTGAACTTAAAGTTTGACCAGAATAACCTCTTTGGGCTGTAGTTGTTCCTATTATGTTTTTGCCATTTTTGGGGACTATGTTATCAGCTATTGCATTGGCAAAAGTTTCTGAATTTTGCAAACTGTCAATAGATATATCAAAATAAGACATTTTATTTACCCTTTGTTATCATTTGTTCAGAACTAGTTATAACTGATTCGGACTCAGTTAATAAATCTTTTGTATAAACTGTTGTTCCGTAATTTCTGGTAATTAATTCCCAGTTAAGAGTTACTGGAGTTCCATCTTCATAGTACTCATCCCATAGCATAATTGGCCATTTTGACGCATTGCCATAAAGTTCATACAGCTTAAGAACTTCTATCAAAGCATAGAATGTTCTCACTCTTTCTTCGCCCCTTGGCTCACCCTCAGATAACATTTCTGTATAATCATTATTGTTCCAATCGAATCTATTGTTCAATTCATATGCAGTGCTAAATATGTATGGGAAATTAATATAGAATGGTTCTTTTGAATCAAAAAATTCATCTTTAAATTTAGCCCTAATTAGGTCAGAGTTAAAGTCGTAATTTTTCATAAAAGTAAATACAGTATTTTTGTATTTCTCCATAGCTCCAGATGGCACGCTGTAGAAGACTGTTCCCAGAGTTCTTTGGTATCTTTCTTTCAAGAACTTAATTCTATTGTCATTACCATTTGGTTCAAAATCGTTTTCATTTTCAAATTTATTTGGAGCAGTTCTTGACTGTTTAATCCTGACAACAAATGTTTTATTCTCCAAAACAGTTTTTACAAATTCTGTTGCGACCATTCCCGGACTACCAAAGTCTTGAATTACTAAATCATTTTCAATAGGTTCAGAACTATATTTTATTTGTTTTTCGTTATTCAAATCAAATATTAACTTGTTGTCTATTGGAGTTATAGTATTTTGTAAATTGCTATCATAATAATTTTGTACTGGGCCATATAAATCTATCGATGATTGATTTGGATTTAACTCATATGTTACGTAATTAACTATGTTTGAATTGAAATTTGGATCAACTACAACAGACGATAAGACATTAAATGTTCCATCGAATGGATAGCCTAAATTCCTTACTGTTATATTATCCCCAGAAGCAACTTGATTATTAATCATTCTAGCTGGAATTAAATTATTTTCTATTGGCTTAGGAACAGGATATCCGAAAGAATCTTTTATTATTTCATCCTCGGAATCGTAATCGTAACCACCAGTAACTAATGTAGCGTAATATTTGCCATTTATTAATCTTATATTTTTTCCTATTACATAACCATTCTTAGAGGTTTCTGTGAATCCTACTTGGACTTTTTCGGAAACGTTTATTCCATCTAAACGAAGTGTAAATTTAACATTAGGATTCAATACATCTTTAACATGTATTGTGTCGCCGTCAATTACACCCGAACCACCCAATCCAGTTCCCTTATCTAAGGTGCACAAAACCTTAAAGAATGGTTCAAAACCAGTTTTATCTGGACCAAGACCAGCTAAGCCCAGGACTTGTGCGTGGACTAGTGCATTTTCATAGCTAGCGTATCTAACAAAATTTGCTGTTTCTCTTTCACTCCAACCAAGACTCTTCATCAAATCGTTGGTTCTAATATATTCGTAACCATCTGCTGAACGAGTTTTTGTTCTTACACCAAGTATTCCTGGCAGTAAGCTTATAGAGTGATACCTTCCCACGACCATGCCCTGGTTATAAGAAAGGCCAGCTTCCATTGGTTGGCCGTTTCTTGTTAGATACTGTACATAGCATCCGTGCTGATCTAACAAATTGTTTCTAACCCACTTCCAAGCCTTCCAGGCTAAAGGACCCAACAACATGCCAGCTGTAGCTATGATAGGGGCTGCACCAACTCCAGCAATTGTTCCAGCCGACACTGCTGCTGCGCCAGCTGCAACGCCATAACCAGCTGAACCGACAGCTACTGCCAAGCCAGCTGTTCCAGATATTACTCCAGCAATAGCTGCACCATCTACTTGACCATTGTTTCCATTCTTAGCCGCTTGTGCTTTTATTGATTCTGATAGACCAGAATTTGTAAAACCAGAAGCAGTGACGTTGGCCACAACGTCTTTTATCAAAGCTGAAGATCCACCAGTAAATTGCATGCCGCCTATTAATTGTGGAGTTAACGAATTGCCTAGAGCGTCTAAAGATATTTCTCCGCCCATAGTTATACCAGTATTGCCAGCTCTTAATGAATCTAGATATATTCTAGTATCATTTCTTACTGTTTGGACATTCATCCAAGAATGCAACCAGGAAGTCATAAACCATCTTGCTGGGTCATTAACAGTTACTAGGGCGTTTGGGGTTATCGAAGTTACAAAACCAAGCTCTGAAGTAAAGTGATGTACGACTTGTTCTACTTCAAACATACCGTACATTCTTTCATATATATCAGCAAGGTAAACCAAGTCATGAGGTCTTATGTCTGCGTTACCTAATATAATTATTTCTCCGCTGTATATATCTTTTACGGATTCTCTTAGGTGACTGAGCGCAACTCTTTTCGCACTTAACTCATCTGGTGCTCCAGTTACGTTTTTAGATATTCCTCTTCCAGTTTCAAAAGGATGCAACAACGGGTGTAAGAACCCAAAAAATCCACTACCAACTACGTTGTCGAAATAGATACCAGTCTCTACAGTATTCTCAACTTGCCTATCAGCTGGCGCACCCTTATCTAAAGATACAGTTACTGGGTACTTGCCATCGGATACCGCTGTTATTGTCGTGGCAACTCCAGAATTTTCTTGGATTTGATTTGATAATATATGAGAGAAAGAACTTAGATAATGTATTCTTTGGAATGGCTCTCTAATTTCTACTACCGGTTCTGCGTATTCTCTTGTAAACGGATTATCTACAGCCCTTAACAAAGAACCTGGTCTTCCCAACTGATAATATATAGAATCGTTTAAAGCTTTATTCAGAATATTTGCCTGTCTTGCAAGCACTGTACTCTGAGAAAGCCCATAGCCAGTTTGAAGCATGTTGAGTCTGAACACGTTGAACAACGCAGATAAGCTGTCGGTGACAGCATTAAATATCTGACCAATACTCTTATCATAAAAATCGCCTAAACTACTTAAAGTTCTACTTGCTAAGTTAGTTGTACTATTTCCCTCACTCTTGTTCTTAAAAAGAAGTTGAAGGAATTTAGTTTTATCTTTAGCGTACGTGTTCCCTGGAAAAATAAAAGCTTGGAATATTTTATCAACAGGTTTGAATGACCAGGTTTCATCTGTAGGAGAATTGCCATAATTTATTCTTCTATCTGGCTTAAGAACCAACCAAGCTCTTGCGTAGGCGTCGTTCCACATAGCCTGTCTGAATAGACCAACAAGATAATAGAATAAATCTTGAGGGTTTCTTATTACAGAACCTAGGTCTGCTTCAGTTAACGTTTCGCCATATATATTGCCCATTTGGACTGGATCAAATAAGTTTGATTTTAAAAGTGCTATTTTTTCTATGCTAAGTGCATTAAAATATTCTATTAAACCACCATCAGCTATAGGTGCATCTATGAAATTTTTTCTCGCAAACTCTATTGCATCTGCCTGGGATGAAGTCGGCTTATCCCCAAACAATAAACTAAATTCATCTAAAGCGCTGTTGCCCGTAACATTAAATTTGTTATAAGTTCCAAAATTATCTGGCAGTTGCTTGCCACTAAAAATCTTTTGTATTTCGCCAGTGAATGGAGTCGTATCATCCCAATTCATTAAATATGTTTCTTCAAAAATGATTTTAACTGATTCGTATGTATGATAACCATAGCGGAACTGGTCCCATATTTGCTGAGCTTGAGCTAAAGTTCTTCCGTTTCCAGCTATAACTGTTGTGTTCAAATCATAATCTTCATCGTAGAATTTTCTTGACTCAATTGAAGTACTATCTTGAAGAGAATAAACTGATGGGAACTGTATTCTTCCAGAAGAGCTATAATCTTTATCTGATTTTTCGCTTTTAAGAATATTTATTCCATACAGTAAATCATTTAAATTTCCTCTACTTGCATCATCAACTGGTTTTCTTATCAGGTCATAATAGCTTTTAAAATTTCCACCGCGTGCATAATTAGCGTCACCTGTATCAGCTGCATTTTCTGGAACATACTGTCTAATTGCTTCTAGGTTTGGATTTTTTAAGATAGCGTACAAGTCTCCACCATTTGTCCCCGCTGTCCAAGGACCAAACCCAATTACAACTGAATCCTCTGTAGGCGCCTCAGTTGGACCAGGGTTAAATGGTTCAAGCCCAGGTCCATTATTATTGGATTTTTTAATTTTGAAATTTTTAATTGGCACTACAGAACTAAAGGCTACACCAAGTGGGACTGTATTCGGAACAAATGCAAAATAACATTCTTCTATATCTGGTACCGGTGCGTATCCCTTATCTTCGTATCTCCATGCATCTTTGCCTGGTTCATCTCTTTTAACAGAAAGTTTATTAACAGTTAAAACGTCCAAATAATAAGCTGCGTCTGGAGAAACTACGGCATCTATTTCTGTTTGCTCTAGATTAATTGCATCGCTTCCATTAGCATTTGCAAGTTTAATATCTACTGTTTCGTTTTTTCCCCAAAGAAAGTAGGCTGGTTTACAAACTACGGCTGCACCTTGTCCGTTATTAGCGGAAGGGTTATACACAAGTACGTGCATATTTTGATAGTCTTTAGCTTCACCATACAAAGATGCGCTGTCATTATCAAAATACCATTTTTTAAATTTCTTAACCAAATTTTCATCTGACACTGCAACGTTGTAAGGCCATCTCATGGCTATATAGAATTGTTCTTCTAGACTTGTTTTTGGTGGTTCCCACTCGTTGTAGGAGAACGGCCTACTCCCATTTAACTCTGGGCTAAGTTCCAATATATCTGATGAATTTTGATTGTTTAAAGTTGGCTCAGGAAAAGGCATGGTTATTGATAGTGACTGTTGGTTTGCAATTGTCTCCGGGATAAAACCATTCAAAGAAAAATCAATAGGATTATTTAATATCTCTACAATCTGAGAACCAGAAAGACCTTTTTCTGTTTGATAGTCTATGTCATATATTAAAAAATCTTTAAATTCTTGTCCATATATATTATCAACCCTATTCAGAATAAATGATTCACCACCAGAAGTATTCTGTCCAGTGCTTGTATTGCCCGCTCCGGTCTTAGCGATATCGTACTGGAAAGCATAGGTATCTAAAGTTTTATCGTCATTGTTTCTTGCAGTAAAGAACGGATACCTAAATCTACTTGGGAGTTGTTGAATCTGCGCGTGTGAGGAACCAGTTAAATCAGTTACGATCTCGACATTATTGCCCACAGGTAAGTGAAATCCTATTGTTACTTTTCCTTTTGATGTAGGAAGTTTTGCAATTATATTTCCTTTTGCGTCTGCTATTTCTTGAAAATCTTTATCATTAAAATTAATTAATATTCCTTGTTCCCTCAAATA